ACTCAACGTCAATCACCATAACATAATACTTGCCATCGTATTTGAATCTATCAGTAATTCTTGACTCTCCATATTCTCCATGAGGTGTTCTATCTCGCAAGTCTTCCATCATCATTTCATAGAATGTATCTTTTGCATCCTCTAATGATTTAACCCATTTGTCGTCAGTCAAATCTGTAAAGTGCTTGCCACATAAGATATCTACAGGGTCACCACTGTCTGGACGGATTACAACTCGACCATCACGTTCCATAATCTCATCTTTCAGTTTTGGCAAATACTCACCAACAACCTTCCAGAAATCCCATGTATCAGAAACTACAGAGAATAATCCGTTTGGATAAATTTGTGTGATTAATCGTTTGAATAAATCAAACTCATTTGTATTTCCATAAGCACACATAACACTATGCTCTGTAGCAGGAATACTTGTTCCAACTAATTCATTCTCAATATTTGCTTTGTAAAACTCTTCATGAAACATGATTGCAGGGATTGTATCTGTACCTGTGAAACTTAACAAGTGACCTGCTCCACTTAATTGTGCAGATTCTAATGAAGACATTCCACGCATTGAGAAGTCATGCCCTTGGAATTGTACACCGTCTGTATTCCCTACAGTATTTAATGCATACTCATCTAATAGTTTTTTATATTGATATGCAATAGTTGCAGATGTCATAGGTTGCCAAATTTGTGTTGATAGAATTGTTTCAATATAATTTGTCACCCAGAAGAATCTGTCATCTGTATTTTCAACTGTTAATACTGGGACTTTGATTGGTGCTAAAGTTCCCTCTTTTAACGCTCTAATTTCTAATGGTAAATACCCTAATTCCCATAACTCTTTGATGTGTGTTGTATCTGGATTCTCTTCTCCTAGAGTGTAGTGAATGTAACGCTCATACTCATCAAGCACATCTTGCTTACTACGTCTAAAGAAGTATGTATTGAAATGTTCAATTAGATATTTTTTAAGGAATGCTTGTAATCCAAAGAATACAACTTTATCTGCCACAGGAAAATACTTATTGCTACGTGGTGTGAATGTAGAATAGATTACTTGTGTATTTTCTGGATACTGTACTCGGTGGCTCACCTTATAGAAATCACATAATAATGTAGATGGATAAATAAATTTTGTCATATAACAACACTCTCCTTTTATATTATCGTCCTCGTACAATGTCCATAGCATCATAGACAATTACTTGGTTTTGGTATTTTTTGTTTTCCCAGTTTGTATGCTCTGTTACTAATGAATTTGTTGTAAATACTTTGTCTACATGGTCAAGCAATTTCATCTTTGTAGACGGATTTTCTTTGAAGATATTATTCTCAGCATGTGTTACCACTAAGTAGACCTCTTCAATTCCTTTTTCTCGTAAAGCTTTTGCAGTATGTATGAATGTACCACCATAACTTGATAAGTCATCGACAATGATTGCTTTCTTACCATTCTTGTCAAAGTCACCAATCAATTGTAATCCTTCAATCTTTCCAGTGTTAAAGTCTCGCTTCTTGAATCCAATGATTGTATGGAAACCTTTTAGGTGTGTGTATCGTTTGCTTGCACCTTCATCTGGAAATACTATGTAATCATGAAATCTATCAAACTCAACATCCATTAAAGCTTTTTCTAAGATAATACCACTTAAATATCGTGGCTTCACATCGTCAATCAATGCATTTGTTACATTTGAATGTGGTTCAAAAACTGCTACTGCACTGAATCCTAATCCATTAATGAAGTCTGTCACATACTTTAATGTGAATGGTGAGCCATTTTCGCTTCTGTCCATTCGGCTATAAGGCATGTAGTAGACAATTAACTGTTTTGCATGGTCTGTCATACTGTCTAAATACTTCTTAACAAACATGAGTTTAATTAAGTCTCCATCATTTTCATACTTAAACTCTACTCGGATTGGATAGAAATTAATATCCTTAAAACTATCTGTTACCATCAATGTTTCGCCATTCGGAAACTGCTTAAATTCAACTTCTCTTCCATCAACCTTTATCATATTACCAACTCCCTTTCGTTTATATTACTATTATATCATTATTTTTTAGGGTTGTCAATGCTTTTTAAAATCTTTTTTTCTAAATTAGTAGAATCTAAATGCATTATACTTCTATCACGTTTAACTGCATATTTGAGACAGTCATAAGTTCCACCTGTTGTTCCGTCCCAAACACCAATAACGTAACTGGAATTATCTACCATCCACCTGTTTCTCGCATTCATACACCATGCTGTATATGGTTCTTCTGATACATAATGCACATAGTCCGCTTGCTCAACTACTTTATGCCATGTTTCTATATCTTGGTCTTTCCATTTCTTCCATTGTTCATCACATGGAATAGCACAAACTAGTTTAATATGAGGATATTTCTTTTTGAGTGCCAAAATAATTTGTGCAGACCAAATATCAATTCCTAAAGCCATTCCAGAAATAAAAGTATTTATTCCTCTTCTATTAATATACATCTCAATTATCGACCTTAACTTTAATAGAAGAAGTCTGTTCCCTTCGGTTTTATAATTATATCCATATAATTTGTCGGGGCGATGCCCTGTAAAACAAAGAGTTTTCTCAAAAACAATGTTCATACTTTCACCTTCCTTTTTTGGATATTATTCACCTTTGCGTGGCACATCAAATTCATGATACTATGTAGTCACAGAAGGACAACAACCTTCTGAATAAAACTAAGAGGTGATTGTTTATGAAAACAAACAAACTATTAGTGCCTAACGCAGAACAAGTAATTGAATTAATGAAGCTTGAGATTGCAGAAGAAATGGGTATAACTCTTGGTGCTGATACTACTGCTAGAGATAACGGTAAAGTTGGTGGCGAAATGACTAGACGTTTAATACAAATCGCCAAAGAACATTTAGCAAATCAATCTCAATATGTAGGTCAAGTTGAAAACGAACAACCACAAGATACAATTCATTAAAACAGAAGAGGGCGAAATGCCCTCTTTTTTAGTCATCATCGCCCTCGTACTCATCATCATCGTAATCACGATATCTATTATCATCGTCATCTTTGATTATGATTTGATTGTCACCTTTATATTGATAACCATCATCATAACGGTCATCGTCATCATCGTCACAAGCTACCAAGAATGCAGAAGCCATAATACCAACTAATAATAATTTTAAGTATTTTTTCATATTAATTGTCCTCCGTAAATTCAAATTGGTTTACTTGGAAACTGTCCATATCTCCTTCATCATCTAAATTCATTGCATCCATTGCTAAATCACGTGCTTTCATATACTCAGCTAATGCGTTACCATCTTGATTGATTACTTTCTCTTGAAGTTTTAACATTCCTTCAATGCCTTTTACAAAGTCTTGTTCACGTTTAGTGTTTGCAGTTGTTTGTAAAAGTTGGAAGTTTGCTACATCATCTCGGTCAGAGTTCTCTAACTCCATTGTATCTTCATCAATTTCAACAAAGATAGAGGATGCTCGGTTATGGAATTTCTCATCAACACCATTTGGAATCTCTGCACAAGCCACCATAGTCACCATTACTCCTGCCAACATAATACCTAATAAACCTTTTTTTGTGTTTTTCATATTATCAGTCTCCCTTTTCAATGTTTTCTTGTTCTGATTCTTTAATCTTTTGACGAAGTGTTCTTGGTAATTCTCTACCAAATTCTTTTACTCGTTTATCTCGATTCATCATCCAGTTTTGCAGTTCCATATTCTCAAGCCAATCTGCAAGACTAGGCAGGAAGCCCATGTCTTCAATAACATGTTGCTCCCCTACATATCTTATGTAAACCTTCTTACCATCAGAGTTGACAAATGATTCTCCAAATACTCGTTCTGCTTCATAGATACCTGCTGTATGATGTTTTAATGCTCTATGTCTCATATCTCCTAAGTGCGCTTTGCTGTCATCAAACCAATTATGTATTGCGATATAATCTTCTTCTTTGCCACCAAAAAACTTAACACTGCTTCTGGCATGAATATGTGGATGACTCATGTTATCACTCTCCTTAGACTAGTTCGATTTCAGTAATGTCTTGGTCATACAAGTCTCTGCTAAACTCACACATAATTTCACGTAACTCTTCCATTAAGTTTGCTTCCCAGAATGTTCCATCTTTACGCCATGATTCTTTCTGGAAAGTAACTTCCTCTAAATCTACTTTTTCTACACCTTCTTTAAATGAAACACCTACATAATCTACGTACCAAACACTGCCACCTTCATCGTCTGATTCTGGGTAGAAATCCCAATTCAATGATTCTACTCCTTCAATTCCTACTTCATTAAATAAGTCTCTCACACTTTCACGTAAACTAGTTGTTACAATTTCTGTAATTGTTTTATTTAATTCATCTCTCAACTGCTTTCTACGCTCCTGTAAGTTTAAAGATAAGTCTAAAGTCGGTTTAAAATTTGTCATAATATCAATCTCCCTTTTATTTGGTTTGTCTTGCTTATGTATCTATTATATCATTATTTTTACTGCTTGGCAATGATTTTTTTTACAATTTGTGCAATATTTCTTCCAACAGCTTTTCTTACTTGGTTTTCATCATAATCAGCAGGTAACATATCAGATTCTTCTTTCATGATGTCGTCAAAGATACGTGTACCCATGTTGCGTAAGATGACTCCCATATCCTCGATTTGGAATGGTGCTTCATCAATGATACCTTCATCTGCTAATTTATATAACATCTTTTCTACACGTGCTTCTGTCATTGTAGCATTTACAAACAATTGTTCTTGTGTTGCTTCAACCTTTGGGTCTTTAGCAGGTTTTTGGCTCTGTACTTCTCGGAATTTATCTGTAACAAGCTTAACAAACTTTTGATTACCATGTCTATCAACGAAACCTACATTCTTAACTACGATACCTTCACCTGTTTCAATGTCTCCTAAACGTCCACCAAGCTTTGTTTGACCAACGAATGACATTAAGTGGTCAAAGTCTTTGTATTCTCCTTCATATAATACAGGGATAAGATTTAAACCTAACATGCGGTGTGCATCTTTTACTCTATTAAAGTCTAAGTATAATCCTGTGTTTGTATCATATAAATCATATAAGAAGAATTGTTTTTGGTATTCTGGATACTTGACCTTGTGAGGATTCAAGTATTCTCCGAAATAAATAATATTCGGTAACAATAAATCTGGGTCTAATGTTTGAGTCCACTGCCAGAATCCACCCAAATTCATTTGCTCATCTAATTTGTTATTACGTGAGAAGGCTAAAATCTCGCCATTCTCACCTTTACGGAATGATGCATTTGCTCCATCAAGTTTTTCTTGAATTACAATCCAATCGCCCTCAGTTAATACGCCAATAGTTGTTTTGTGACCTAATCGAGTAATATCTTGATATTTTTTCTGTTCCATATTATCATTCCCCTTTTATGTTAATATATTGTTTTACTGTTCTTTCCACTCTTCTGCATAACTAAATTCACCGTTCTTAACCCAACCAATCATATCTTCTGCAACACTAGAATCTAGAAGCAGATTGTCTTGAGTGTCTTTCAATTCAAACGTAAAGCCTTTTGCAAGTCTATAAATCTTAATACCACTATCAATAGACTTAATTTCATCTGCTCGGTCTTGAGTGCCAACCACGATAGCAAGGTTTTTCTCCCTTGCATATCGGATTAGTCGGTATACCTCAGCATCTTTGACTTCTTCAACTTGACCTTTACTAAATAATTTCTTAAAGAAATTTAACATTTAGTTCACATCCTCAATAGATTGTTTTAACCAATAGATAGAGTTTCTAGTTGTGATTTTCATAGAGTCCTCGAATAAGAATAACTCTTCGACAGTAGATGTTTGTAATGCTTCACGTGAATTGTCTACGTTGAGTAATATCGCACTACGACCCACTACTGCAACATACATTAAATATCGTTTACTCATTCGTTCCTTTACTGCTCCACTTTCAACAGCTACCTCGTTCTTATCAGTTACACTTGTAATTTTCCATACGATTTTCTTCATACAATCATCTCCTATTCATCTTTTTCGCTATATCGGATATCTTCAATACCTTTGTCATATCTAATACCTTTAAATGTTGGGAAGCGCATAGATGGTTGACCTGTCTTTTCATCTTTCGTTTCCTCAAAATATCTAACTTCAATAATCTTTCCGACAATAGCATCTGGATTGTCAATGTATTCTCTTCGTTCTGCAACTTTAAATCCAGACCCAACGCCTACAAGATTACCTCTAAACTCAACATTTACTCGACCCATAAGACCTACAAATTCACCGTCAATTGCTTTTTCGACACTGACAACTAGTAAGTCACCACTATCAAACTCTTTATATTTCAATAGGTTTGCAGTACGAGTTGCTGTATATAATCCATTTGCAGTGTTAATCATTACTCCCTCATGTTCATTTTCAATTGCCCATGAAGCAAAATGAGTAATCATTTCTTTGTTAGTTCCCTCATATAATACTGGTAAGATGTGAATATTCTTTTGACCAATAACATGTTGTTGAAGGATATCTAATTGTGCTCTACGCTTTTGATATGTAAGTTTAGATTTTCCTTCTGAAAACTCTGCAATCGGTAACATATCAAATATATGGAAGTCTAAATCTTTCTTCTCACCTTTTTTGCGTGTTGCTTTCTGTGTTGCTGAAAACAATTCACTGGAAGGTGTATCTGCCTTGCTTGCTAAAAGTTCTCCATCATAAACATATCCAGATGGTAGTTTTAAGAATTGTTCTTCTAGTTCTGTCATATCTAAAACTGGTTTACCTTTACGAGTGAAGAATTTGACACCATCACCTTCACGTACAGCAAGACAACGGTTACCATCAAGTTTAAGAGTGATGAAGAATTTGCCTGTTACTTTGTGTGCATGTTCTTCAAACTCATGTGCAAGCATTACATCGAATACAGGGATTGTACCTTTACCAAACACCTTATTAACTGTCTTGGCAGAGATTCCCAGTTTTAAATCTTTGGTAATCATCTTTTTGACAAACTCTTGCAATTCTGGTGTTTCCTGTTTGTTGGCAAACTCTTGAATCATATGTACAGTAAAATCCTTACCACTGTTATTTTCTTTTACATAATCTAACATGTGGTTGAAATCTTGGATAGGCTGATAATCAAAGTCACCCTTCAAGACAATTTTCTTATTCATTTTCTTAGTAGAAATACCTGTTGTGACGAATGAGTTTAATAGAAAGTCAAGGGCATTAAGAATATCCTTATCGCCCTTATACTTCTTTAACTCTTGCTCCTTTGCAGTGCTACCACTTGTGCCTTGAATCTTAGTGAATGCTTCATAAATCTTTTTTAACATATGTATAACTCTCCCTTATCTATTTCGTTTTGATACTAACAACTCATCAACTAATCCATAATGCATTGCTTCTGTAGCAGGAATGTACCAGTTCTCTTTGCACTTTTTAGCTTCATCCATTTTGTGCTTTGGTACATTTGTATTTGCTAGAATATAAGAATCATAAGTCTCCATTAACACTTCCATTTGCTCTACGCCTAATTTAATCTCTTCTGTGAATCCTGCAAGCACGTTTGATACTTGGTGATACATAAATGTTGCCAATGGGTGTGCAAAACGTTTGTGACCAGAAGCAAAGATGATGAAGCCCATGCTCATTGCTTTACCATAGCAGTATGTATGTACTGGTGTTTCAGATGCATCAATAACAGCAGTTAAAGCCATACCATCGTATACAGTTCCACCATATGAATTAACAACTAATGTGATTGGCTCTGGTGTGTAGTTCTCATCTTCGGATAATTTCTTTGCATCATGTTTGTTTACAGCTAAGATACCTGTGATAATATCTTTTACAGAGGATTCTGCAACATTCTCATTTAAGATGAAATCACGTTTTGTTACAATCGGTGCTTTAACTTCTTGGTTTTTAGTTTCAATAGTGTTGTTTTTCATATTACATTCCCCTTTTCTCTGTTTGTTTTATTGTTTTTTCAAGTTCAAATCAATATCAAGTCTGCCTTTTAATGATTCTAAAACTACAGGGAGTAATTTTTCCATTACAGGTTCTTGATGGATAAGAAATACAGCATTATCTGTTTCTTCATCATCCCAAATTCTTTGATAAACTGATACATATATCTGTCCATCAATAGTTTCAAACTCAACGCTAATACCATTATTCATTTCAACAACCTCCTAGTGTGCTAGTGTATCTGCATTACGCAGAAATTCTAATCTATCAAACATATCTTGACCAACTTGGTTTAACAGCTTGGTTCTATTTGCCTTTTGGTCAAGTAGATACATATGAAATTGAATCAGTAATGTTGCTTTTCTGATAGTTTCCATGTCAAAGTTAAGTCTTCGCATTACATGTACAGCAAGTTGTGCAGAAACATGTTCATGACCAATAAAGTTTGCATATCTTACTTTCTCACCTTTACGATTGTAAAAGCTTTTACAGAATGCTTTCCCTGTATCATGAAGCAATGCAACCCAAAGCATTAACTCTCTATCGTGCTCATGATAGTTATCAAATACTTCTTTGTAAACATAGTATGTATGTCGGCTTACTGAAAAACTATGGTATGTAGAATCTTGTGGCATATCTAGGATATCTTTAAACTCTCTAAAGTATAATGAAAGTTTATCCATAATCTCATCCTCGTAAGGATTTGTTAAGACCATTCCACGAATGGTTTCTGATACTGATTCAGAAAACTTAGTTAGTTTAGGGATTATAAATTGAATGTCATCCCAACCTTCGCTGTAAATCGGCACTTGCATGTTCTTATACATTCGGTCAATAACTTCTGGTGGGACAACTCTGTCTCTATTTTCATTCTGATACTTGATTACATCCATTTCTGTTGCCATATAGATTACTCGTTTTGTAACGTTCTTAGGAAGTTGCTGTAATAATCCTCTACGTTTTTTACGACTGATATTTGTTGCATCATAAACTACATCAAATCCTGCTTGTAAAGCTTCTTTTGTGCGTTTTGCCATTTCAACAAAGATGTCAGAGTTCTTATCTTGGTTGTTCTCATCTCCTAGAAGTTCTTCTCTAAGTTTGTCAGATGAAAGATAAACTGCACTGTTTGAAATTTTCTCAGCAATTGTTGACTTGCCACTTCCTGCTATTCCAACTAACATCATAAATTGTGTCATTCAGATACCTCCATATATTGCTTGTAATTTTTAGCGATTTGTTTTCTAACTTCCATTTCATTGATACCTTTGAAGTCAAACGCTCCAAAAACAAACCCACGTTGTTCTCTATCAATCTCTTTATTTATGTATGTAGCTAATACTTTACGTGCTTCTCGATATGTATTATGTAATTTCATTAACTCAAGACCTAAGATTCCATCTAATCTTTCGCCAAAATCTTCTAACTCTTTTCTAAATTCTTCTGGCATTTTCATGATAAATTCTTCGAGATTACCAGAAGCCCACGCTTCAAATTTCGCTTTATCAGATAAACCGTATGTAATTTTATGTACTGTCAAATACTCATCACCTTTGATTTTTACACGCTTATCACCATATCGTAGAATCCATCCTTCTTCATTAGCAGGGATATCTTTCTTCATCTCTAACATCTTATCTAGAGTCAATTCATATTGTGTAGCGACTGGCATATCCAACCATCGTGCTTCTTCTTTTACATGTTCATATTTATAGTCAAAGAATTTTGCATCTCCCATTCTAAAGAGTGCAATCACTCCTAGTAAAACTAAATCTCTCATACCTCCATAATCAACAACAATACGGTTTGATTGATAAATTATTTCTACTAAGTATGTAACAGGGCAATCAGCGTATACATCCCACATAAAGCCTTCAACATTGGCATATTTTTCTCGCCAAATCTTCGTTGCTTCAATTGCCTGTTCAGAAATGAAACTTCCACGAGTTGCAAATCTAATTTCATCCTTGAAGAAGTAAGAGATTCCTAGTGAGCCATCCATCTTCTCCATAACTAACGGGGCTTGAGTGAAATCAATATCTTCTTGATACTCAAGATTCTCACTATAGTTGAAAAATTTGTCGAATGGCTTTGCCAATACATATATTATACCATTATCTTTTGCTTCTGTCAAGTCTAAAATCAAACCTCGTGATGACATTGTTTCATTATTCCAACGTCTTGCAAATGTTGTTTGTTCAGTATAATTTAAGATTACTATGTTCTCATCTTCTGGATGCTTGTTGATTTTTATGTATCCTTGTTTTTCTTCTTCTAAATATTTGTTATACTCATCAATTGTCATAGTTGTTAAATTTGAATATATTTTATTTTTTAATTCTCTCATCGTATCATCTCCCTTTCATACTATTATTATATCATTATTATTTATGCTTGTCAACATCTTTTTGCAATATTTTTTATATTGCGAGAACAAAAATTGGACTAGAAAACTCTAATCCAATAATTTTGATAAATCAACTACTCCATAACCATAATCATACGAATGACTACCTAAAGACATGATTTTCTCTTTCACCTGTTCATTTGTTAATTCAATACCTTTTTTACGATTGTACGAGATTAATAACGCAATTGCTCCTGCTACGATTGGTGAAGCCATAGATGTTCCAGACATACGTGCATACTTTCCATCCTTGAATGTACTTAGGATGTTCAATGCAGGTGCAGAAATATCTACCTGTTTTCCCCGATTAGAGAAGTCTAAGTGTTTCAATTCTGCATCCACTCCACCTACTGCAATTACTTCATTTAGGAATGCAGGATAATCTGGTTCTGGTAATCCCATATTCCCAACTGCACAAACGATATTAATTCCTTTTGCATGTGCTTCTAGAATGCGTTCTTCTAGACGTACAGGAAGACCACCACGAATACCTAGACTCATACAGAGGATATCTACTTCAAAATTGATTGCAAGCGTAATACCATCCATTACAGATGCCATGCTACCTTCACCATCTTCATTTAAAACTTTGGCAACGTAGAGGTCAACATTAGGTGCTACTCCTGTATTATTACCTGCAATCAATCCTGCAACATGTGTCCCATGACCATATAAATCTGTAACATCATTATTCTTTTTAAACATGTCAATTCCGTATTGTAATTTGCCTTTTAGTTCTGGATGATTCTCATCAAGTCCAGTATCAATAACTAAGACCTTGACACCTTCCCCTTTTGTTTTCTTGTGGGCATCCTCAACACCGATTGCTTTTAATGACCAATCCATTTTAAATCCTTTTGGCAATTTATCCAACACTTCAATATTTCTTGTCTCATTGTTTGTCATCATAAGAATCATCCACCTTCTTCATCTGTTGCATTATAATATATTCGTGTTCAAGGACTTCTTTAATCTTTGTGCATTTTGGACAATAGATAACATATACTGGTTTAAATTCATATCCAACACTCTCATCTATGTCTCTCTTATATGTATGTAATAGTTTATAATCATGATTGCAAAACCATCTTTTTAATAATCTCATTATATTCGCTCCTATCTAGCAGTTGTAAGCATAGAGAGGGATTTGCCCAATACTGCAAAGAATGTGACAACTAAAGGTGCGGGATTAGTTGTCAATCCATTGTCCAACTCTCTCCACTTTTGCCCTACTTCATCTATGTATGTAGTCTCCTTGACATTATCTTCTTTCTTATGTATTGGCTTACTTTCTAACTTGAATTTCATAGTATGTAATTCTTTTATTTCTCCATTTTGTTTGACTATTGTTTTCTCTAGATTATGAGTGTACTCAGTCATTTGTTCTATCTTTTGGTTTTGTTTATCCACACGTTTCGCTAAGACATCAACTTTCCCTATCAAGTTCATTAAATATGCCAACAGTGAAATCAGTAGTCCTAGTGTGATAAATATTAAGATTGCTTTGTTGATGAATTTGCGAAACCGACTTTCACGATTTCGCTTTTTCATATTCTATCACCGACTTTCCTTAATAGTTACAGTACCTTCCATTACACCAAACGTGCTATCTTCTTTAAACTTGTAAGTCTCAACTTTATCTTCTGGTGTCATTGGTCGTGTCATATACCATAAACTAGATTCTTTCCAAGTTACATTTACAAGCTTTTCTCCTTTTGGAAGATTTACATCATAGCTACCACCCATTTTACGTGTAGCCATTTGACAACCTGTTAATCCCGTCAATCCGACAACTAAAGCCAAGCTAACTAATAATTTTTTCATATTATCGCCCCTTCCGATTTTTATCTGAATCAAGTGGTGCTAGTTCTCTAAGTGTTGATTTAAATCTATTATATCGTGGTTGAAACTCATCTTTAATCGTATCCCAACCATCCATCGACATAACTCTATCGTAATAGACATTTGCACATTTGTAATCGACAATTGCTCCATACTTAGCAATTTGAATGCCAAACATTACGATTCTTATTGAATGATACATACTCTTCTTGCCTATGTATACTTCCCCATCGGCTATTTTCTTTCTGCATTTAACAAAGCTGTTTGAAGAGATTGCAGAAATATTTCGTCTTAGTTTCTCTAAATCTAGTTCAAAATATTTCGCATACTCATCATCAACGTTTTGGAAAATACATTCAAGATAACTAATGTGATGTTCTTTAATTTTTTTGATAAAGAATGCTTCACTCACAACATGGATTGAAACATTGTCACACTCAAATGTATAATCAAGGTTTGGGTCATCACTTTGTGCTATAGCCATGAAATCATAATCTGATTTTGATGTTGCAGTTCCATAGACCCTAGAGCCATATGGATAAATTTTGATTAGTGGTTCTTTGATTGTGTTTGTAATTTCCCACATATTATCACCTCTTATGTTATTTTAAAGAATTACGTCCCAGATTTCACCATTATCATCAATATACTCGACTGTTAAATCTTCTAAAGTATGACAAGGCATATCACTACCAGAAGGAAGCCATAACCACTCTGAATCAAAGTCTTCTAATTCATGATAGCCACTAAAATTTTCTTCAAGGTTTTTCAATTCAGCTAAAACATGCTCATCGAAATTTTCTTTGCTGAAATATTGTTCTCGTGTGCTGTAATCAGCATCATTGTAATCTCCCTTGATTGTTACCTTGAATTTGTTTTTATTGTAATTATCCGTTTTTTTTACTAACATGTAATCTGCCATTTAACATCTCTCCCTTTAACTTGATAATCTTATTATACCATTAATTTTTGTTCTTGTCTATAGTTTTTTAAAAATATTTAAAAGTATCTAGTTTCATAGTTCTATGAGGTGAATCAACGACCACGCTTCCTTTATCATAATGTCTCAGATAGCGCATAATCTCATGTGCTTCATGATTACGTAAAGTAAGGAAGTTTACATATTGAGGTTGACCATTGATGCAAACTACCGCCCAACTTTGATTTTCATAAGGGTTGTGGTCAACAGCAATCTGGAAGTTCTTTAAAATAAATTCATTACGTTCTCTTAATGCACGATTCTCATTTTCTAGACCTAACAATGCATCAACAAGATTACTATGTCTTTTATCTAGGCTTTCAAAGTTTTTGCTCATTCTATTTTCCATTTCCGTTATTCCTAGCCAATCTCTAAGTTTAAATCTCAACCATTTCATGGAATCCCTCCTATATAAAATATGGATTTTATCAAGAAGAAAGCACAATATATAGTGTGTATATTGTGCTTATGATACTACATCTAGATAATATTAAACTCTGTATTGGAATACATGCCACCATTTGCCCCAAAGACTACTACTTTTTCATATTGATTCAATGCACTAGAAACTTCTCTCACATCAACAAACGATTTACGTCCCATGTGACCCATACGGTCTTTGTTTACTTGATATAATCCAGATGTGATTTCTACAAATACCAGACTTGCCACGTTTCTTAATTGTGTTCTTGTTGACATTTGACTCTCTCTATTTTCATGATATGTATACATCTACATCATCCCTTCAAGTTTTTTAAGTTCTCCTAACACTCGGTACAATGCTTCTAATTCTCCACTAATTGCTCCATCTTTTACACCCATGAAATAACAGTCATCAAAGTTTCCACCAGACCAATCAGCAGGGTCAAAATTCTCAGCAACCATTGCATCATTTTCTTCTTCTTGTGGTTCTAAAATTGCAATTCTCTGTTCGATTAATTCAATTAAATTTTTAATCATTTTAAGCCCTCCAATTGTTTTTTGAATTTTTTTAACATATGGTATTCTTGAAATAACTCTCCATGTTCATATCCTAAGTCATAAGCATCATCAAAATTTCCACCGCTTGCATCACTAGCATTAAAATCATCTCCGTACATTTCCTCAAATTCCTCAATGCTATCTTCTAATAATGCAATCTTATAATCAATCTCTCTAATTAACTGTTCTAACATTTACAACACTCCCTTTACAACATTAAACCCTAAACTAATAGCTTCTATCTCATCAAACTGTCCATCTAAATGCATACAATAAACTCTACTTCTCAAATCCTTACTATCATCAATTAATTCATCTAACTTCTTTAACGATAGATGTACATTACCTTCATAGTCTGCACCACATGTATCTTGATAGAATGTATGTATACTTCCATTGTTAAACATTGTTAATACTGTTTCGGGAATAATATTTGCATCCCCACTATAGTACGTTTTAATTCCATCTTTACTGAATATGTATCCATAACAATTTAACTCGTCAACGTGTTTCGTCTTGACTGGCATAAAGTAAAACCCAAAATCTTCCAACAAATTAACACTAGAATCTTCATACTTGATTAAGTGATATGTATCTTCTTTAACACCCATATTTAATAGTGTTGATTCTATATCAATATCTATAGGTGCTAATACTGAAACATTTTTCTCCATAACATTTCCCATAGAGTAATAGCCATAGAAAATTAAATCTCCTAATGACCCTACATGGTCTGGATGTGTATGTGTCATCATAACATAAATCTCTTCTACTCCATCTAGTAATTCTGTTTCCATGACACGATGGAATGTAGCAGACCCACAATCAATCATAAAGAATTTGTTCCCTTGCTTGATGAATGCACCGTTGTTTCCTAGTTTCGTATTAAATGCACTACCTGTTCCAATAAATTCAAACATTAATTTTCACCCTTCCCACAAACTGGCTTACCATCTTTATCTAGTAAAGGACTTGCCCCTCCACCTTGATACCAATCAAATACCACATATTTACAATTAGTATATGTATCAACTAAGATGTATGTTTCAATATCTCCACCTGTCTTTGTATATGATTGAGGGTCATCAGCAAATCGCATATTATCACCTTGACTACAACCTGCTAATAAAGCCATTGACAATACTGCTAAAGTAAGAATCTTCTTCATATAATCACTCTCCCGTTTCTGGTGATGGTGGTTGAGGTACAAGTGCATCAATTCGTGCAATTACTGCATCCCATTCTGCAATGTCTCCTAATGACACTTCTCTCTCCCACTGCAATTGATTAATTTCTTTCATTTTCTCTGCAATCAATTCATCGTGATGGATGACTTCATTCTCTTTATCACCTTTTTTCTTGACTGCATAATCACGCAAACCATCATTAATTTCCTCTAATAACTTTTCAT